TGTTTCTAACGTGGGCGTTTGAACAGCTCGCTTTTCCATAGCTCTAACCGTCTTGTTTTTTACGCCCGTAAGCGCTGCGGGAGCCGCAAAAGCGCCGATAATTCTCGCGGGGGTTTCTAGGACAGTATCTTCTGTCGCTTGGCCTAGCGCTTCGCTACCCAAACCCGCAGTGACCGCAGTTTTTAGCGCCCCAGCGCCACCACCGATAGCAGCAGGCAAAAACTCCCCGACTGTCCCCGCGTACTCGGCGGCGGTTGTTTCTCCGCGCCTGCTAATGCCTTCTGGATCAGCGCCAACTGAACTGGCTAGAGCCTCATATCCTTTGCTTATCGCACGGCCTGTTGATGTATCGAATACAGGGGTTCTTTCCTCGGAGCCTGTCACTACCTGGTAGCCGCGACGTGCTGCCCGCCCAAGCATCTCGGGCGTCTCTAATAACCCTTTTACGCCGCGCAGCGCCCCTGCCCCTGTGCTACCGATAATATCCCCTATAATCTCACCTGGCGTGTCAACTGCACCTTCACCGAGTATATTCTCGCGAAAACCGCCGAGACGAAAACCACCTTCGGTCGCGGCTTTTTCTGATTGCCCTATAAATTTATTTATAGCTCCACGCATTTCATCTTGGCTCGTGCCTTCTGGAAACTCCAAAATACGGCCATCAGCAAGTTCTACTTCAATCATTATTCAAACTCCCCTGTATTAGGGTTGTATTTAAGTCTCTTTTTTAGGCTGCTATTGGTGGTTGAGGGAGTTGAGGGAACCGCCGCATCCATCGCAGCCTCTAGGTCTTCTACAGTAGGGTCTTTCAAATTGCCCTCATAACCTCTGAGTGTGTAATCCTTTCGGAAGTATTCCACCATTTCCATTTTATTCTTCGCAGTTTGGGCTAGTACCGAGAACAAAGCACGAAGTCGAGCAGCGTTTTGCTCAGGCTTAAGAGATGGGTTATAGGCGCGCTTTACAAGTTGCTCACCTTCTTTTTGAGCAAATTGGCCGCCAAGCACTTCTCTTAGGCTTCTCTGCACAACACTTCCAACTCTATCTATTGCGTCTTGAGCTTCTGGATTCAAAATGGCTCTTAAATAATCAGGCTGAGCGCCGATAAATGCCCCTGTGAGCTTTTCTCCTGACTCTAGTTTTTTAAGAACCGTATTGATTGTGGCAGATTGCGATCTAGCATCTGCCAAGCCAGACATGCTAAGTTCAGCAACCTTTTTGCCAAATTCTTTGTCCATTGCTACTAAGCCGGGAGGCATTTTTTGCTCACCGTAAACGTTTGTCACTGGGCCTGTACCACCAATGCTAGTAATTTTCCCGTCAGGGCCAACATTAAATAGTCTGTTTGCATCTTTCCCTTCATACCCAAGTTCAGACCCGCTGACTTGCTTGTATTGACCTTTAGGCTGCGCAAACATAATCCCAGCAGCGTCGCGAGGCGTAAGCGTGCCAGCTCGGACAGCTCCAGCCAAATCCTCACGACCATTAGCCATTAAGTACTCAACTGTCTTATTCTTATCTCGCCTTGCAGCCCGTCTGTTAGCCACAGCCGCCGCTGGTTCGTCCAGACCCATTATGCCCATCTTACCAAAAGCGACAGCTAAGTCTGCCAGACGATCCTTGAAGGTGTCACGATTGTAGAAGCGCTGACCAGTTTCGCCTTCAGCTCCTTCTTGCATTTTCTGAATGCCAAAATCTGCGAGTAAGCCACGCGGTCTTTGTTGCTGCATCATTTGGCTATTCTCCTTAATATTTGCGCCTGCAAATCCTATTGGCTGCTTACCAATGGCGCGCATTGCGTCGTCGGCTACGAGTTGATTGCTGCTGCGACCAGCGTCAGCTTTTCCGAATAAGTGCGAATTAATACGGGTCCAATCACCACCCTGCTTTTCCGCACCCCAAGATGGATTTGATATGTCTGGGTTGTAGAAGTGGGTTGCGCCGCTTGTCGGGTCTGGAGCCTTTCCAGACAGAACCGCGTCGGTAACTGCATACGCTTGAGGGCTTGCAACTAGGTTTATCATGTCCTGACCTTGCGCGCCACCCGCATAGTTTGTTTCGCTATTCCAAGGGGAAAACTGACCAGGCTTCAAGATAACGTCTTGAATGCTGCCGCCGTATCCTGACGCTTTAGCTCTGTTCATTATAACAGACCCAACAGCAAGCATACCTTGCGCACCTTGGTTACCAGCCTCGGCCTGTATGGTCTTAGCTAGTATATCTCGGTCTGATAAACCTAAGCGCTCCTTGAGTGTCATCAGGCTGCTCCCAACTCCGAAACTAACCCAGCGTAATTGACGCGGAGGTATCCATCATCAGCCCGTGTAACCAAGTGCGGATGCGTCGCTTGAAGCTCTTGAGCCATAACGCCGACTGTCGGCTGCGCTGGGTCTGCGACCCGCTTACCTTCGTCGTTCCAATCCCATGAGTAGACGTTGATGCCTGCCTCTTTGCCGAGCGACTTGACGTTGGTCTTGAGCCGTTCGTCTGACATGCCGATAGCAGTTGCACCGAGAGACAGATAGTCAAACAAGCCAGGCTGCTTAGATGTCGTGCGTGTTTCTGGGTATGGCGTAACACCAATCGCCGCCAGTGGAGCTTGAAGCGCGGCACCTGGTGCGCCTGCGTAGCCTGCGAACTGGCCGCGAGCAGCGTCGATGAGAGCCTGCTGTAAACCTTGCTGTAGCAAGCCTTGCTGCATTTGCTGCTGCTGAATTGATTGACCAGTGCTAAATGCCTGCTGCCCCAACGAACCCATTTGCTGCGCGGCAGACATGCGTGCTTGATTTGCGGCAAGTTGGTTCGCAAAGTTTTGCTGCTGCGCCTGCTGCGCTGCTGTTGCGCCATACTGAGCGGCGGCTGTGCGTGCGCCGACGTTAGAGGCTTCCATCTGCTGCAACCTAGCAAGGTTAGCAGCTTGTGCCGCTTGAGCAGAACCAGCGCCGTATTGTGCGGCGGCTGTACGTGCAGCAGCGTTGGCTGCTTCGGCGGCAGCGCGTTGGCCGACATCAAACTGTGCAGCCTGTTGTGCCTGTTGAAAGCCAGACTGTCGCAAGTTTGCAACAGTGTCAGCCGCTTGCTTGGCAAATGCTTTTCGAGTTTCGGCTGCTTCTAATGCCTGACGAGAGCCGCCGAATGCGTTGGCTGCTTCTGCTTGCGAACCCATGACGTTTAGCTGCTTCTCTTGTGCGCCAGATAAATCTGAGAGTGTGCGGTCGATCACCGCTTGTTGGTACGGGCTTTCATATTGTGCAATGTTTGTTGATGCCAACTGCTGCGCCCGTTGCTGGGCTGGGCCGTATCCAAATCCTTGCTGCATACCGACCGACCGCTGTTGCGCTGGGTTGTACCCAACCGCTGAAACTGGCGGTGCTCGGAAACCCATACCCTTCTGCGTTCCAGCCATCGCCTGCTGCAATGCGCCTGCGCTTGCTTGATTTACGTTGAAGCCGCCAGAAGGCGATAAAGGAGCGTAACGACCTTGCATTGGGGCTGGCTGCGGTCTAGGAAGCCCACCGCCTATGCCGCCCTTGCCGCCGGACCCAGGAGTGAAGCTACCTTGTGGACCGCCTGGAGAAGTAGGGGGAGGTGGATTTCCAAACCCAGGTATGGGAGAGGGCCGAGGTACTGGATTCATACTAGCTATTGCTGGATCAATGCCTTGCGGGCCGCTTGGATCAGGAGGTAGATTTCCAAAACCAAATATAGGTGGTTGCCGAGATACTGGAATGAAGCTACCTTGTGGACCGCCTGGAGAAGTAAGGGGAGGAGGTGGATTTCCAAACCCAAGTGCAGTTATGGGAAGACTAGCCATATTAAGCCTCCTTTGTTTTTGCTGTTAAAAACTTGCCAATTAATCGGCATATTGGATGACCTACTGCCATGATTAATCTACCGCAAATATTAGGTTTATATTCTTCTGGCCGCATTACATGCGCCATCTGCGCTGCCCAAGATTTCGCTATAGGCGCTACTACCGCACGAACTACTTTAGAGCCAAGGCTGCTGCCTTTTATGTACTCTGCTATTGGCGTCGCCCAAGCGCGATAACCGTTTCCAAGCGCAGGGTCTTCGCTGTTTACGCGCTGCCCAAATTCAACATCTAAGTTGTAGATGTCATCTGGAAGAATACCAAGATCGTGCAGGGCTGTGCATATAACAGTCCCGTCTCCGCCGTCTCCGTCTCCGTCTCCGTCTGCGCCAGGCCCAGGACCATTTGCAGTTTCATCTGAAACAGGGGCTGGGCTTAAGCCTAGTGAATTGCTTATTCCTCCAAGAGCGCCTCCAAACGTGTCGCCACTTCTTCCAGGCCCACCGCCGTCTGTAAAGTCGCCAGAATAAGCATACCCCCCCGTATTTTGACTTTCCATGCCCACGCCGCCGGGGCCAAACCCAGAAGCATTTGCATCAGACAAACTTCCCTCCCCAGGAGATGGTTGACCGCCAACGCCGCCGCCCATTCCATCCATGTCAAAGCCTGGGCTGTACTGGCTCATACGATATGCTTCATCTGCGGCGTCTCTTTCTGCAAGAGCTTTTGCCACAGCATCATCCACAGCATCATCCACAGAACTCATCTGTGTATAATCAAACGGCTGGTACGCATACTGCCCACTATTCGGATCTATAAAGAAGCTGTCCATGTAAGATTTTTGCGCTGGTCTAGCCGCCGCAAATCGATCTAGCGATTGTTGGTACATTGGCTGAGAAGAATATCCCCTCACGCCGCCTGCGTATTGCGTCGGCGCGCCCATGCCGCCCATGATATCCCGCTGAGATGTTGGAGCTGCCATTCCAAATGCGCCTGCAACATCGGCGGTATTTTGAAAACCAGCCTGTTGCATCGGAGTGAACGCAGCAACGTCTGGCCCGTAATATGGCACGTACCCAAGCTGGGAGATACCTTCAGCTTTAGTTAAATTGCGCTTTGCCGCTTCTTCAATGTATTCTGGTATTTCAACTGCTTGGGTCGATGACCCGCCCTTGCCGCCTGACATTATGCGAACTCCTTAACATACGAAACATGCTGAGTTTTCCAGCCGTGTTCTTTTAGTGGTTTCTTCCAGCCAGACCTACCTGACATTGATAGCGCGGTACAGCCCTGCACCTTTGCCCAATCCATTACATCTTTGTGCATGTCTAAAATCTGGTCCAACTCGCCGCCACCCAAAAAGACGTTTAAAACTTTCTTTTTCGGATATACCACAATTTCAGTAACTATGCACCCCCTCGGCGTCGGCCACAGTTGTAGCACGCCTTTGTTGAGGCCGCTCACAACATCGCTAAACGTGTGAGTGCCGCCTGAGTATTCCAATGCGGCCTCTATCCATTTACGACATCTTTTAATCTCTTTATCCATGAAGTCTCGTAATTGCTAAAGTTGAAGCGGGTATAGCTGGTACTGGCGAGGATGCGGCAGTGTAGTTCAGAAACCCGCTTGTGCTGTCGATCATGTAATTCACTTCTAGGTAATCACTTGCCGCAAGAGTAAATATTTGCGTGCGTGAAGTCACTAGAGTAGCGTTGTTTTGGTGCAGTGCAGTGGTCATTGCACTGTCTGCTACGTTCGTGCCGTTGACGCTGGGCCAGAAGTAAAAATGTACTGTGCTGGCCGACGTGGATGATATCTGAGCAGAGAACGACACGACGTATTGCCCCGCTTCCTCAAATACAATGCGAGACGTTGGCGATCCTTGCGTAATACCGTCGTTACCAGAAGGCGCATCATATGTTAATTTGTATGCGGTGTTTGCAGCGGCAGGGGTTACATCTGAGGTTAAGATAAAGTCTGCGTGTCCATCTTCAAGGACGATCTGCCGCCACTCGCCATTCTTGCTGACAACTGGGTAAAGGTTTTGACGGTCCCACATGATCGTGCCATCGTCTGCCGCGTTCTCGCCGCCCGTCTGCTGAACCAGCGTAGAGCGATTTTGCGACAGGTATGACATCAGCCGACGCCCCCATGTCTGCCAATCTTCTTCGCGTGGCTCTGGTGGACGGCCTTGCTGTGTCATCTGCGCCCGCCGTCTACAACGTCAACGCGGTTAATTCCTACACGCCAATCTGACATTCTTGCGCCTTCAATACGCATACGAACTTGCCGACCTGTAAATCGCAAGGACGTTGGATTGCTCATTGAGTACGGGCCATACGAGCGTTCAGTGCCATTCGGGTAGAACCGTGTTTTGAACGTGGCGCTAACATCGCCCTGAGACTTTTCGTCAGGCAGCATCTCTGTAACGCTCATAACCTGATCCCCAGAACCAATCCTAAACGGCCCGCTCTCAGCAAATGGCGTAAGTGATCCATACTCAAATCCGATTTCATGCTCGTACACCTTACGATCCGACGCGGATATCATCATCGGCTGGCGGAATGCACCCCGATCATACCCGGCAGTCCTGTCCAACTCTCCGATCTGCCATGTGCCTTCAACATAATTAAAGCTGGCGTAGCGGTCGTTTTCAGTTGACGCGCTGGACGGGTAGAACCAAATGACTTCGCCAAACATGCTGTTAGACATTGCAAACGCTTTGCTGATTTGAGCTTTGTTTAAGTCATTGAAAACATAGTCAGAAACCTCGCACGGCAACTCTTGTACTGTGCTACCCTGGTACGCATAAAACGAATTGACGCCCATCCAGAATGCACCTTGATCGACAACTGTTATGGCTTGTTTTGCTGCAATGCCGCATGACGTGCCGACGCGCTCAATGCCATAAACGTAAGGAGGCCCAATGTAGTTTGCGACGTGCGCGTCCCTTGTCGTAAGTAATAGTGTGCGGCCCTTGACGTTGACGCCTTTGATAAGAGCGCCAGATGTATTTAATTCAAGATCACCAGCCTCGTTAGTCACGGCTGGGGTCCATGTGTTGTTGTCCTCCCGATCCGACCACTGCACCTTACGCGGGTTGCCGCCTGCGCCTAATGCGAACAAGAAGCGCTCTTCTGTTACAACAATGCCGCTGTTCGACGTTGGCGCGTTACTTAACACAGCGGCGACCGTGCCAGTGTTTAATGTCCATTGATAAATCTTGCCGTCATCTTCGTTGCAGGCAAGAAGGTATTGGCCCCAAGGCTCCAAGTCCCAACTTGTGGCTGGCTGGATACGTGCCGTGTCTGGCCTTGCAATACCATACGCATACGAGCCGTAAATATCACCGCCGTAGCCAGTGAAAGCTATGGCGTCCTCTCGGCCAGACGATAGGCCAACTGGAGTAATGTCAGACTGAGTGCCTGACGCATTCCATACGTAAAGCTTGTTATATGATCCTGTAGCAATCCATCGGTCACTGCTATTATCTGACCATGTTAGCATACCGCGCATTTTAGCAGCGCCAGCAGTGTCAGACCGAGTGCGCCATCCGCCTATTGGACGCATCACGCCTTCATGCCAGCGCACAAGGTTTGCGTCACGCCAGCGGCCAGTGCTTTGCAAGTCTGTGCCATTGCGATAAACGCCTGCGGGTATGTTAAGGTCAATCAGGGCCATCGCTGCCTCGTTATAGGTTGTCGCGTTAGGCCAACATAACACATTATACCCAATAAGCAAAAGGGCAGCGCAAACTGCCCCCTCGCCTCTGCGTAATGCTACGCGGCTATTCTTCGCCTGCCTCAAGGGCAGACTTTAACTCAGCCATAAAGCCTTGCCTGCCCATCTGAAGCTGAACTAAATTAAATTGCGCAGAGCCGATCTTTTGATCTAGTGAGTTAATGTGATTTATGCACATCTTTGCAGTGTCACTTAGTTGATCTTCACTGTATTCAATATCATCAATGGTGACCTTTTTTTCTTCAGTCATATTGATCTCCTTTCGGTTGGGGTTGAAATTAATTATGCTTCTAGGGCTGCTATCCTAGCTTCCAAGCTGTCGATCTTTGTAAGTGCCTCGCGCAAAGCCGCCGTTAACAGTGGAACGAGTTTAGACTGATCTATGCCTTGGTAATCAGGGTTGCCATCTGCATCGACCGCATCTTTAGTACCTGTCACTGACTCAGGAACAACAGCCTGTGCTTCGTGTGCTAAGAAACCATCGACCCTAGTGCCTTCAGAAATCCACTCAAAATTCACAGGGTTCAATGCTTGAACACGTTCACTAGCACCTGTCATTGGCTGCACGTCAGTTTTAAGTCGGTAGTCGGATGAGGTATTGTATGCTGTAGTAGAACCAGAAACTGAAATCGAACCTACACCGTTAGAGTCGTTGTAAAATTGTACTACAATTCCATCGCTGCCCAGCCTGTTTAACAGCAAGACTGCGGAGCTGTCACGCACAAGATAAGCGGAACCGCTTTGATTGAGTTGAATACCCGCAGCGTTACCAGTAGTTGTTTTGCCTATAAAAACAGTACCATCGCTGCTGACCCTGAACCTCTCGGCTCCACCCGTAACAATATTCACTGAATTTGTGGTTGGACGGCTAATGCCTGTATCTGTATCATTATCGAAAGCGTAAGTGGGTGCTGATACAGCGCCACCTGTTGCAAGCACTTGGCCTGTTACTTCAACGCCTGTGCTGGTAGTCTCAAACTTCTTGGCGTTATCATAATAAAGCTCTACTGCACCATCAGTAAGGAACCGACCCATACTTTCAGTGGTGCTTTTGTTTAACAGGATGCCAGTTCCATCTGAAGTAATACGAAGTGGGCCTGTCCCTACATCGCTAATATAACTATGTGTACCATCATGGTAAATCTGTAGGTCAGACCCTGCGCCGAAGATGGCCTTGCTGTTGTCACCGAATGTAGCGTTACCATTGAATGCAACATTGCCGGTTTCATTTATCCTAAGTGCTTCGGTAAGTGTTCCAGAACTTGAAGCATTTGTGTTAAACGTAAGTTCACCGCCGCCGCCAGTCCCTGCGTACAAAACCTCAATACTTGCAGCAATACCGGGCGTAACATCATTTGTGAAAAACTCTATGCCACCCGCTTGATTATTTGCTGTGGCGGTTGTGTCAGTGTCAGTGATGCGAATGTAGTTCGCCTTTGCACCAGCGTTGTTATTACCAGCCACATCAAGTTTGCGTGCTGGGCTTGTTATTCCAACCCCAACATTGCCGCTATCATCAATGATCAATCTAGGATTTGTTGTTAAGGTAGAGCTTTCAGCAATAACAAATGACAAAGCTGAGCGGTCAATACCCATCGTAAAGTTTCGAGAACCTTGGGTTTCAAATGTTAAAGCTGCATCATCGCCAGCCGCAGTACCTTGGTTGTGTATGTCTAGCCCCATCTGAGAGCCGCCACCGTCAAATTTTATGTCAATTCCTGTCGCGCTTGTTGTCAGCTTCGCGCTATCCGCATAGGACAAAACACCAGCAGCAGTCTTACCGCCAATCGCGTTGATGATTGTGTCAAGGCTATCAAAGTCAGTATTAATTTTTGTACCCCAAGTGTCCTCAGATGCACCGACTTCTGGCTTTGTTAAGCTATATGCTGTTGTAGTTGTATCAGCCATGTTTTTTCTCCTATGCGGCGTTGGCTCTAAATGTGAGGGGGAGCTGCAAGCCAGCGGGGGTTTGCGTTGCTATGCAGCTTGCCATATTTCGTCGGTTTGTGCAACCTCGCTCCAAATTTCTGATGCCGCTCCTGCTGGCGTCCATATTTCGGGTGTAATCGGCAACGGCTCCCACTTCTCAATTCCATTACAGGTAATGCTGCAAACAGGGCTAATTAAAGCACTACTAAATTGCACTCTATTGCATACAGCCGAAACGCTTGAAACGCACGCAATGTTAGAACCACTCTCGTAAACTACTGATGCGGTGGCTGCTACAGAGCAAGTAGAGCTGGCAGTGGCGTCACCTTTACGCACACTTTTTGCGGCTGCTGCACCAGTTGCGACAGGGGAAGCAGCAGCGGCTCCCTCGCGCACACGCAGACCGGCGGCAGACACAGATGCGCTTGCGGCTAAAGTGGCAGAAGTGTTTCTGAAGACATTCGGATTGCACGTAACGCTAGACGACGCGGCAGAAGTAGCAGCGCCTCTTCTGACACGCAGAGCCCCAGACGTTGTGCTAGAGGCAGTCACAACAATAGACGCCGACAGCCTTACCCTAACGTAAGCTGCCGCCGTTGTTGAGACTGTGACGACAGTGCCGGCGCCATCTGTGACAAAGCCATCTAGCCCGTAGTTGTACGAGCCGTATGTGCTTTTGCCATAGCCTGAGCGGTACTCAGCCATTAGTCTAGCGTGATATCAAGATCACCAGCAGGAACGCGGAAGACGTCGCCCGTATCAATGGTTTTGCTTGTGGTCAGCGCAGCATATGAAATTAAGTTGCCGCCAGATGATGCGTCGAAAACACCTACGTGGCTGACAGTGCCGTAACCAGCCGTGGCTGTCGGGTATTCAATCGCACCAGAGTTTGATGCAGTGTTGCCACTTACTGTGAACGTAGCAGCCTGGCGTGCATATCCGCCGCCGCTGACTTCAGTACCAGAAGCATCTTCTGCTGGGTTGCTGGTAAACAGCGCCAAGTGCCAAGCCGTAGGCCGTGTGGCAGAACCAGTTGTAAATGCCCAAGTGAGGACAGTTGTTTCAAAAGCATTCGAAAAACTCATCAGTAACTCCTAATTTTCATGCGACGGCCTGATCCGCCATATTTAGCCTTATCACTGTCAGCGTTTATAGCATCAATCGCCACTTGATACAAAGACGCCCAAACTTGCAGCCTAGCGTCGTCTTTTAAGTAAGGTGCGGAATGCACTAACGAGCCGTACAAGTAAGCGTCTGGGAAATACTCCAACATCCAGTTTGAGGCGTTGCTGTCAGTCAAAGCCTCAATACGACTGTAATAATATAATTCAACATCATACACGCCATCAGGTATTGGCAAGACTTCAATCTCGCCAGCGGTCAGGGCGTAGTATGCTGGCTTACCGCTGGCATTCAAGTTGACGCGCTTTCGGTCAAGTAATTGATATTGACTGATTTTTTCCATCGGGCTTGTGTCGCTCGATGTAATGTAGAACCGAATGTCCTCAACGAAGTCGGCGGGTATTGCGCTGTACTGTGTGTCAAGTTGCGCTGTACTGCGCTTCTCTTGACGCCAGTGGCGCACCTGTCTCTGCATGTCAGCCTCGGCTAACGAGATGAACGTCGGCGCGACTGACGTAAGGTCGTCGCGGTTGAGAAAGTCAGCAACGCTAGACTTTAGCTCTGTGTAAGTTGTTATTGCCATGTCAGCAGTCCCACGCCCTGCGCGACCAATAGTTCGCGCTTAATTTGCTTGATTTCCCCTTTATACCACCAGAACGCGCACAATACGAACTCTTTCGCGCTGGCTGGTTTTTCTTGATGGACATATTAGGGTCGCCAAAGTTTATTTTCTTAACAGTGTCGCCTTCAACTGCTAGAAC